GTTGGCAGAATGGAAGACAACACGTGACAGTGCCACGTTGCAGGATGATGATGTTGACCTTGCGGATCTTGACTTTGCTGATCTTGATGAGAAACCACAAACAGTGGGCTAACAACTAGCGACATTTAGAATGGCGGGGAGTGTAAAAAGCTTCCCGCTTTTTTTTGTGTCATACATTCTTTAATGTAACAGAGATTATTACTTGAGATGCAAAGTGGGCATAGTTAGCCTGGATGAATGGGCGACAAATTAATTTAAAATAAAGCTTGACAAAGATTGCAAAGTATGTTAGACTGTTATTTGTCAAGTGTAATTTTGCACTCGATGCAATTGGAGAATAAAAATGCAAAGCTATAAACAGTATAAGGCTAATTGTAAGCATGTTATGCGATATAAGGAAAAAAGAGGCTGTGTTGTGTTTATAGTTATGCGTCGAAATTTAACAGTTAAACGTAATCGGAGATTATAATTATGAACACATCCATCTTAGCTCGAACCATATTCACAGATCGTGTACGCACACTAGCCGCCACAACAATTGACAACCAACATGCAGGTTGTACAGATGATGAGACGCATTTCATTGACCTGTACTTTAAGTTGCATCCCAAACAAGGGTTAGCGGCTGCCATCGAACAGTGTGCAATGACCATGCTGGAGCGCTATCGTTCAAGTGAGATTGCAATTCACTAGCCACGTCCATCTTAAAAGTAAGGGGGGTACTGCCCCCCATATTTTTTGCACCCCCACCGCCCTATAAAAAGTCAAGCACTCATTATTTCTGAATAAAATAAAAAATTAAAAATTCACAGTAGAAACGAGATTGCAAGTTTTCTTTGAGAACAAATGCCGAAGGCGTATTGGCATCACGTGCAAGTTAATAACACGGAACTAACGCCGATTTTCTCTTGACAAATGGCATTGCATTTGGTAAGATTGTGATAACAAATGGCGGCAAGGCCGTTCATGGGGGTGTATTATGAGCAAGCAACAACTTGAATTAGCGATAGAGCGAATTGCGAAGATGGCGCACATGGGCGTTTCGCATGTGCAGATTGCGGCAGCTTGTGGACTTGATGTTGCATCGCTAGAAATAATGCTGGAAAAAGAAGTTGTTAAAACTGCGATTGCAAAACTAGCTGGCGACGACTTTGAAAAGTTTGACACGCTGAATCAAGGCTGGGACATGGTTGAGAATATGGCAATCAATAAAGTTGCAGAGCATTTGCAACGTGTGCCTGACCCAGATTATGCGCTAAAAGCTGCGGCACTTGCCAACAGGTCTCAAAGACGTGGACGGCATGAGAATAATCCTGTTGCAGTTCAGCCGAATAATCAAGCCATTATACAAGTGGCAATTGGTTTTGCAGATAAACTGCAAACTACATTCCAAGTGCAGAAGCGAGAAGTAAAGATGTTGAAGAAGAAGGATGATAACTTTTTGCCACCTAAGAATGTACAAGACTTGTTGGGGACAGTTATAAACCCAATTGACAAAGACTTGCAAGATATTGGCGATTCAATTGCAGATATGGGCGCGTTTGCACCAGCGGTTTAAATATGAGTACTCATTTACATAAACCCATATCTGCAATGATGGCAGCGGGTATCGAACGTGCTCAGAAGCGTAAACAGTTATGCAAAATACAGCCTGAATGTCCGAATTGCAATGGATTGCAAATTCAGCTTGTGGATGTTGATAGCCAAAGCTGGAAATGCAGACAGTGCCGATTTTCATTCTCAACGCAATTTGTGTTTTAAATGTCAGCTTCAGTACAGATTAATGCAGATGATTGCATAAAGGCTTTAGAACATGATGCAGAATTCTTTATCCAGTTCTTTCTGGGGGAGGAAATTCATCTGCCTGTACCTGATTTTCATAAAGACATATTTGGTGTAATGACACACCTTGAAATAGATAGGTTTACATGTGCGATACCTCGTGACCACGCTAAAACGACACTTGCAAAATTGGCGTGTGTACATTATTACTTGTTTACGCATTATCGTTTTATTGTATATCTGTCTAATACTACTGATATTGCAATACCAAGCACGAACGATATTGTAACATTTTTGCAGTGTGCTAATTTTGTTAACATCTTTGGTCATTGCGAATGGATAACACAGCAGGATGGTAAGGGCGTTTATAAGTTTCGTTTGCCAAAGAGTTTAGGCGGTAAACTTTGCATGTTGAGAGCACTCGGTGCAGGTAAGCAGGTTCGCGGCATCAACATTGATAATAAAAGACCACAGCTTGCAGTTGTTGATGATTTGGAAGATAATGACAATATTGCAACAGCCGATTTGTTTATGAAATTGAAACGGTGGGTTTACGGGCCGTTTTTAAAGTGTCTTGACAAGTTTGATAATAAAGTCATTTGGCTTGGCAATATGATAAGTAAAGACAGTATGCTGTATGAGAACTGTCAATCAGAGTTTTGGTATTCGCGCAGATACGGTTGTTTGCTTGCAAATGGCGAACCTCTTTGGCCTGATGCTTGGACAATTGATAAATTAAAACGAGATTACAGAGAATACCAAGAACGCGGCCTTGCAGATGTTTGGTTTGCAGAGATGATGAATCTTCCGATGGCAGCGGGCGCTGGATTAATTGATGCAAGTGATATTACATATAAGCCAGAAGTACAACCCCGTGAAAATGAGATTGGGTTTCTTACAGTTGATTTGGCAATTAGTGAAGAAAAATGGGCACACAAAACAGTTATCGCGGTTCATACATGGGTTGATGATTCGTTTTGGCAAATTGCATATACGATTTCATATACAGGTATAGACCCAATTGCGTTATTCCATGAGATAATTCGGCTTGGACAAGAATGGGGTTTTTATACAGTTGGAATTGAATCTGAAGCTTATCAAGCTAGTTTGCAATTTATATATCCACATTTATGTTTAACTGAGAATATTGAAGGTTTTGTATTTGTACCATTAAAAACTGGTAAGGCAAGAAAGGTTGAAAGGCTTGCGCCGTGGGCAGGTATGTTAAAGACTGGTGATTACGCGCTTACTGAAGGTGATTTTGCAGTTACGCAACAATTGCTTGAATTTAATCCAGCTAAAAAGAATAATAATGATGATGAAATAGACTGTTGTGCATATGGGCCACAAATGGTACGCGAATACTATTATGAAATTTGGAATACAGATGGCAGTAAAATCGAAGATGGACAATTACCAGTCGCGCAATCCGTTTACTCAATAGCGAGAAATTAAAATGGCAAAACAATTTAAATTAAAGACGTCTGCGTCTACGATTAAAAAAGGCAAGGTGCAGATTGCAGCTAATATCAGTATTACAACTGAGCAGCATACAAAGCTTGTTGACTATCTTAAACAGCGTTTAGATTATGCTAGTACAATGCGGGGCAAACGGCTTGATAGGTATCGTGTAATTGATAAGGAAGTTGCAGGTTATATGGTATTAGATGAGGATGATAAGAAACGGCAACAAGATAATAAGAGGGGGTATGGCCCAAAAGTTTATGATGTAAATATTCCACTTGCTGCAACTCAAATGGATGAAGCAGTTACGTTTTTTACAACTGTATTCTTTCCTGAAGAAGGGCCTTACAATGCAGTTACACACTCAGATAAGCAAGATGTAGCTAAAGGTTTCTCTACATTAATGAATAAACATGCTAGTTACTATAAGCATTTTACTCATTTTGCAAAAGGCAGTTATGCAGGCTTGAAATACAATCAGGGTTTATGGCTGATTGAATGGCAGGAAACTAAAGGTAGTGTAATTCAGAATGCTGAAGCTGGTGTTGGCGTAAAGATTCAAGACAATCAAGTTGTAATGTCAGGTAACAAAATGGAGGCAATGGACATTTACAATAGTTTATTAGATCCTAGCGTTGATCCAACAGAATTGCACGAGAAAGGTGAGTTTTTTGCAACTGTGGAGCCGGAAACGATATTCAGAGCGCAGATGATGGCGCAGAATGAAGAGATTTTTGACCTTAATCGCATTGTAGATTCAAACGGCACATTGAAAACTAACCCGAATAAGTCTGTATATTATGAAGAAAAGCCAGAAATCCACGGGGATTCAATTGGTGGCGATGGGAGGGGTGAAACTGATTGGTTTCAGTTTATGTCAGCCGGTGCAAAAGGCGCTGTTGGTGCCGGTTTGGAAAAGATTAACATGTACATTTGGATTAATCCGAAAACATTTGGTATGTCAGAGAATAATGTATTCCAAATTTGGCGTTTAACACTGCTTGACATGGAAGTAGTTGCGGCTGAACAGCTTACAAATGCACATGGTTATTTACCGTGTGTTTGCACAGTGCCTTGGGACGATGAGTTTGGTTTGGACGCGAAGTCATATGGCGAAATGCTTTTGCCATACCAACGATTCAGTTCATTTCAGATAAACATTCACCAACGAGCGAGTAGAAAAGCGCTTTACAATATCATACTATATAACTCTCGCATGTTGCCTCAATTGGCAAATGCAGACAGTCTTGGTGGCAAAGTGCCATTTAGCGCCACAATGGATGATAATGACATTAATAAGGCTGTTAAAGTATTAAGTGATACACCTGATACGTCAAATACATTGCGTGACGTTGAAGCAATGGATACGCTTATGCAGAAGATTCTGCCAACAGACATGTTAAAACAAGTTGCAGGATTAGAGCGGGCAACACAGTATCAGGCCGCAGCTACAGTTCAAGGTGCAAATAGGCGTAATCTTAAGATTGCAAAGATTATTGATACACAAGCATTTAGTGTTGCTCGCAAAATCCAGATGTTTAACATTCTGCAATATCAGCAGTCAATAACAATTTTAGATGAAGCTGGCAATGAAGTTGAGATTGACCCAAGCAAATTGCGTGGCCAGCAAATAGAATTCACGATTTCTGACGGTTTACGCGGTTTGGATAAATTAATTCTTGTTGAAACAATGAAGGAGGTGTTGAATTTGCTTGTTCAGAATCCACAAGCTGCCGCAGAGTTTAACATAGCTGAGATAATTGACTATACTACAACACTCATTGGCGATCATACTTCATTCGCCCAATTCCGTTTCGAGAATGAATTTGATAAGATGACACCTGAGCAGAAACAGCAGGCATTTGCGTTGTTGCAACAAGCATTGCAAGCTCAAGGTCAGGCACAAGGTCAGGCATCTGGACAGGCAAATGCTGCGCAATTAGCAGGAGGTCAACAACAATGACAACTGATATAGTATTTCTCAATGAGTGGAACGCAATTTTAGATGAATTACCGTCTGAGCATAAATTCATTTTGCAACAATCGCTTCCAACCCCGTCATTTAAACTGCTGCTTGATACATATATTCGCGAGCATCAAGCGCAGTTGCAAAACATCTCTATAACTCGGGATGATAAAGAATTTAAACAGCACTATACGCTGATTAAACAACAAAGCGAATTGGCAGAAGGTCTGCTAAACTTTGTGCAAACATTAAACATTAAACCGACATAGAGGAAATACCCATGAAATTTCGCAACAGATTTTTAAAATACAAATTGAACTATCACGCAAGTCCAGATGGCGGTGGTGGTGAAGGTGGCGGCGGCAACAACGGTGGAGATGTAGGCGGCGATGGCGGTGATGGTAATAACGGTGATAATAACTTGCCTTCACACGATACTATGTGGGATACTCCTGATGGTGGTGGTGGAAATCCAGATGGCAATCAACAACAGCAACAAAGTCAGCAACAGCAACAAGGTCCATCTGCCAATGAACAGTTTGACACCCATATTGCAGGTTTGGATTTTATGGGCGGCATTGATATGACTAATGCGGGTGTGGCTTTCCAAAACGGCGATATGGAAGCTGTTGGCAAAATGTTCCAGCAAATTGGTGCAAATGCTTATCGCAACGCCATGATTGATACAAATCGTGTAGTTAATCAGCGTGTGGATGCAATGGGCACTCAGGTTAAATCTGATGTAAACGCTCAAAATGCAACAGGGCGTGTAATTAGTGAAATGAATACAGCTCTACCTTTCACTTCAATGCCAGCATTTGCACCGATGGCAAAAGCAGTTTTAACCCAATTTTTGGGTAAAGGTGGAACACCCGAAGATGCAATCAAGGAAGTAGGCGCATATTTTAATAATCTCTCAGGTGAAGTTGGTAAAATGAATCCTGGTGCACCGAATGGCAGGCCAGCAGGCAATTTTGGTGGCAATGGAATGCAGCAGCAACAAGATGGCAACAACGGGGATGAACCAGATTGGATGACAATTTTGGGTGGTCCGCAAAATTAATAACTAAAATTACTTTGGAGTAATAACTTATGGCAGTTCAAGGCGTATTTGCTTCTGACCAAAACATTCCAAGTGCTCGTACGGGGGACTTTGCAAGTGGCATTTTACAGACTATGCCAACAGGCTCTGCTCCGTTGCTTGCGCTCACAGCTGGAATGGAAAGTCAAGGCGCGACAGATACAGTTATAACATGGTTTGAAGAAAACCATTTATCTGGTCGTATTAATGTAACTAACAACGCGGCAAGTGGAACGTCGTTTGTAGTTGATGATTCAAGCCAGATTATGGCAGGTCTTGTTTATCTGGTGGAAACATCGGGTGAATATATCTATGTTGAATCTGTAGCTGGCAACACTGCAACTGTAACCCGCGGATTTGGTGGTACTACAGTTACGGCACTGGACGGCTCATCTACAAATGAGCCAATTCAGCGTATTACAAATGCACAGGAAGAAGGTAGTGGCAAACCAACTGCAATAGCAAATCTGGGTTTTCCCCGTTTCAACTATATGCAAATCTTCCGTAATGCTTGGGATGTAACTGGCACAGCCCGTGTCGTTGACTATCATACCGGTGACATTGTTGCCAAAAACAAGCGTGATGCGGGTATCTATCATTCGGAAGATATTGAACGTGCAATGATTTGGGGTAAGCAGGCTATTGGCATTCAGAATGGTAAGCCGTTCCGTACAATGTCGGGCATACAAGCTCAGATTACAACCAATATTACAGCACAGGGTGCAAATACAACTTGGACTGAAATTGATCAGTTCTTGATGGATATATTTGCACGCAATATCAAAGGCAAGCCAAATGAGCGTATTGCATTCTGTGGCAACACAGTTCTGCAAGTTCTGAATAAAATTGCACGTATGGATGGCAATTTAACTCAGATTAATCTGGTTCCTGGCCAAACCGATTTCGGTATGAAGATTACAAAGTGGATGACCCCTTATGGTGACATTTCGCTTTTAACACATCCGATATTCAATGAGTCTCCAGTCTGGACTAAAGATCTTATGGTCTTACATCCAGGTGCAATGCGAACTCGCTACTTGCGCAAAACATTCGAAGATATGAATGACAAGGATGGTACGCGCGCAGGTGCAGATTCAGATTTTGGTGTTGTTACAACTGAAATGTGCATGGAATATCGCAGCGAGATTACTGGTGGTTTGTTTACCGGTATTGATACTGCGGCTGCTGGTTAAAGTTCACTCCGGTCCTGCATTGGGGGGTTGATTCTCCCCTTTGCAGTTTTAATTTTAAACACTATTACTTTTAGGAGTAAATAAAATGACATTAACCGTATCACCCTTTGGTACTTATACCGATGTAACGGGCGTAGTTAATGCAACTGCAGCCGCAGAAATTGTGGCATTGATTACAGAACTGAAAACGCTTCTTCCAAGCGCCCCATCTGCATTTGATGCAGGTTTTGGCACTCCGGTTGCAGCTGTTTCAGAAGCTGCAATGCCAAGTCCAGAGTTTGATGATATTTCACAACATGCGGCTGAAAAGTTGATTGGCGAAATTGATGCTCTGGCTGCTGCAATCGCTGCTGCACCTACAGCTTAATTTTAACTTTAACCCTTAACTGGAGAATTACTTATGGCAAAGCATACTTACGTATCTAGTCGTAACTCCGGTTTGAGTTTCACGGCAATCTATAAGGATGCAGAAACAGAACAGGATGTTCGTTACCGTGTTAAGTTCGAGAATGGACAATTTCAAACCGACAATGATTTAATTGCAGACGCAATTGATAAACTAATTGCAACAGTGATGAACATTCGTTCACGCTGCAAGAAGGCCGATAAATCTGCCGCTGAAAAACTTGTGGCTGAGCACAAAAAACAAATGGAAATGACAGGCGCACATAAAGGCGGTGTGACGAGTATTGCGATGCAAAATGCAATGAATACCGAAATGCAAACTCGTGATGCAGAACTGGCGGGTGCAGGTGTTGATAAGGTTGCTGTTGCAAATGACGAGTCACTTATTTTGACAGAAAAAGGCGCTACACAACCAAGTGCAGATTTGGGTAAAGCAGATGCACCCGTGGAAGGCACCGTTGTTGCAAAACCGGCTTTGAAAATCGGAAAGTAACTCGTGGCTGAAACTTGTACATTCTCCGCTTTGATTGATGAAGCAATATTTCGCTCAAAACGGCGAGATCGTGAACAAGATCTTGTGTCGTATGCCCGTTCGACAATCAGAGAGTGTCAAGTTTTAGCTTTTTTTGAGCAAGATTTAATTGAAGATACTTTAACTGTGGATGCAGTTCCGTATATATGGACTCGCCCAATACGTTTAAGAACTATGCTTGCTGCGAGACCAGACATAGTTGGTCGCAGAGGCAAACGAATTTGGTTTAAAAACCGACCTCCTGGTCAAGTTGTAAAAGACGAGGAGTATTACTTATATTTATCTGGCTCATCATACGTATTTACAGGTGATGCTTTGGAAATAGGTGCAACAATTGATGTGGCCTATTTCAACTATAGCCGAAAATTTAGTTATTATGCAATAGCAGCTAGCCCCGCTGCATTTGCCCCTGATACTGAAACTTGGTCTTACCATGCAAGTTATGATACTGATGCAACTACACGCGCAGCCGCAGAAGAATTAGTTAATAACTGGCTTGTATTCCATTGGTATGATTTAATCTTGGAAGGCATGTTGGCCAAAGTCTTTAAAGCTGTAGGTGACGAAAGAAGTAGAACTGCATTTGCGCTTTACAAACAGTTTCAAAAAGATTTATTAGCTTCTGAACGCGTTGTGTATTTACGTGACGATCACGATACTAATGGCTGAAACAATTCGCACAATTGAGGAATTAGACTTAAATGCTCCTGATGAATTACTTGATATGCAGTTGTATTTGCGATACAACTTTGAACTTATTAAAGACATACTAGAGATGGGAAGCGATTTCTTTTTTAATATTGTCGATGGGAAAGTTCCCGGCTATTCGCCATTGAATGTTGTTGCTCATGACAGTGAGATAACTACAACACTTGGAACAGTTGGGCATCAAAATGGTTTATTGCACGAGTATAGTGCAACTGCGGATATAGATTCAATTTCCAGTTCTGATGTAGGTGATACACACGAGATTACAATTACAGGGTTAGACGCGGATTTAAATGAAGTTGACCCTTTTGTTGTTGCATTGAATGGGCAAAATAGAGTTGCATTCCCGACTTCATTACGCCGTATTCAATGTGTGCGCAATAATACGGGGACAATAACATTAGGCGTAGTTTACGTTTACGTTAATACTGCTATTGTTGCAGGCGTACCTACAGATACGGCAAAAGTGCGTAGTTCAATACACCGGATAACTCCACCCACTGGTGCAGAAGTTTCTAATGAGCGGTGTGCAAATTCAGTTAAAACTATACCTGCAGGATTTACAGGTTTTGTTGTGTTTGGCAAAACTACAGTTTCAGATAATAAGGCGTTAGAGTTGACATTTTGGATACGTCCTGAGAATGGCGTATTTACATTGGCTCACCACATTGATATAAAGGATAACAATTACGATTACTTTTTTAAACTGCCAGGTATTGTTCCAGAAAAGGCGGATTTAGAAATTCGAGCCTATGTTGATGTTGGTACAGCAGAAGTTGCTGCAAATTATGATTTAGTTTTAAAAGAGATTGCGGCTTAAACAGAGGATTACAATGAAAATACGTGGACAATATATAATTACCCCAGAAAACGGCGAGCAAATTATCCTGCCAAATACTATTGTTGGCGAAGGTGCGGAACAGTTTCTTGCAGAATTGTTTAATGGTACAGTTGCGGCCAGTTTGCATATGGGTCTTTGCAATCAAGTTCCTGACAATTCAGACGTTTTGGCCGATATTTCTACTGAGCCAACAATAGGTGTCGGTAGTTATGCAAGAGTGCCCTTAGCAAGGAATTCCACGGATTGGCCTTCAATTGCAAGTGCAGACGGAGAATCATTTATAACCTCAAAAGCTGTAGTCTTTACTGCATCTGGAGCTGATTTTGACGCGCCACATTCAAGGCTGTTTATGTGCAACCAATTGACAGGCTTTGTTGGTACGTTATTTTCATATTCTGCGGCATTACCAACACCCGTAACTCAACTTGACGGAACTGCATTCACTGCACAATACCAATTTTTCATGTCCTAATGGCAAAGCAGACGTACAATCAGATTGAAGGTGCCTTTCCTGCTCTTGATCGCAAGAAGCTTGGAAAACCTTTTGTCATGGACGGGAAAAATTATCTTGTAGACCTTGATGGACCGCGTTCTGCATTTGGTTATCAATGTCCATATGATTTGTTTACGCCCCATCAGTTTATGCAGAGTTTTGCAATTGGTTCTGAAATCTTTTATTTTGCTCGTGATGTTGGTGAGACAATAACTCAAATTTCAACAGTTTCTTGGCCTTCACGGCAAGTGATTCCTGCGCTTAAACTTACAACAGATGCTACAAGACCTAAATTGAATCTGCCGTGGTCGCATGCGTACATTGGCACGTACCATTATTTTGCTAACAGAACAGCGGGTGTTTTGCGTTACGATGCGATTAATCGCATTTGGGAAGATATCACATTAACACTTGGCATCAATAATGTGTTTTTTGTTACTGAATCAGCAGGTCGTTTAATCTGTCTTGCAGAAGGTATTTCATCATGGTCTGCAATTGATGACGGAACTGATAATGTACCGAGTCTTACAACTGGCGCAGGTTTTCAGGCAATGTCGCTTATTGGCAGTTTAGAATCAGATGATGATTATTTAGGGCTTCAAAAAACGGCCCGCGGATACTTGACATTCACACGCAAAGGCGTTTTGAGAAGTGAGATAATTGACAGTTTAAATCCATTCCGCCATTTGCCGGGGGAATCAAAACAAGTTCCTTTAACAGCATGGAATGTAACTAAGATTTCTGACACTGAAGTTGTAATTCTATCTAGGCACGGCCTGTTTAAAACAGAGGACGGCTTCTTTAAAGAGTGGCAGCCTATAATGGGTGAATATTTTAAGGACACGGAAATTCGGGCATTACAAAGTCAGATTAATGGTTTTATTTCAATTTACTATTCACGTGCAAGAGACGAGTTTTACGTCTCATTTGCACAAGCAGAGGGCATTAGTCAGTATACGAAGTCTTGGGTACTTTATGTTAAAGCAGATAACTGGGGCAATTTTAATCGTGTGTTTAAGGGGCTGGTTTTCATTGATCCTGAAGCAGATGGCATCGACTTTAAACAAGCTTATGTCGATAATAAAGGGCATTTATGCTATCTCGACGATTCAGTTGTTTCATTGCGTATGGAAGCGCAAAGTGTGCATGGCATTTATGTGCAACCTTTATTGGAATATGATACATATAAACTAGATGCCACGTGGTTGATGCCTACAAATGTAAGGATGGCCGGATTTTCTGCCGTTCCTTATCCGGCAATTGCAGGTTGGTATGAAGAACTTGGCGAGCAAGAGTGTTATAAAACTGAAGAAATAGGCACGGAGAAAGTTGTTTCAGGCGGGCCAGTTTATTTAATGCCAACTGCTGTTACAGTTAACGGCAAAATTTGTGTTCTCGGCGCAGTTACACAAGAACAAACGCAAATTGCAGTTGACAGTTTTATTGAAGTTGGTTTATTCCGGCTTACAGATGAGGAAGCAAATGATCAACTTTCTTTAATTACAAATGTAGCTATTTCTTGTCTTGACGAATTGGATAGTTCAGTTGGCTCATTTGATGATTGGCTTGAAGATTATGCAGCTGACATTATTGAAGATTGGTTGGCAATTACACCCGATGTTTATGAAGATTGGGGGCTTGAATTGGCATCTGGATCTACGTACACACAAAAAATTCGTGGGTCATTAGACGGGTACAAAACGTTTGAGGACCAATTTGTTGACATTGATGAAGTGTTGATTGATGGCAAAACAAAATTTTGCTCATGTGCCAATGCTGGTTTATTTCAGGCAGTCGAAATTTCGGCTCTAAATGTCGGCGAATCTTACCATGTTAAAACACTTGAATTAAACGGCAATTTACTCGGGAGATTATAGATGGCAAAACGCGTACAATTAATTCGGCATAATACTGGCGGTGCAGACGCGTTTACTGGTCTCAATGGCGAAATTACTGTGGACACAACTGCAAAAGAACTTCGCCTGCACGATAGTTTAACTGAAGGCGGCATTCCAACTGCAAGAAAAGATTTAGCCAACGTTGAAAACGCGACTATAGCAATTGCAGGCAAAATGAGCGCCGCAGATAAAGTTGAATTAGCGGCTGTGCGTACTGAATTGGATGCCGAAGTTATAGACCGTATTGCAGATGTAGACGCAGAAGAAATTCGCGCACTTGCGGCTGAAGGTGTATTGCAGACAAATATTGATAATGAAGCTATAACGCGGGCCTCTGAAGACGCTTTATTAATTCCGCTTACTCAAAAAGCTGCTGCATTGGGTGTCGCAACTTTAGATGCAGCCTCTAAAGTTATCCAAGAGGCATTGAGCGCTGTAACACTTACAGGGTTGTCTGTTTCAATTGCCCAGTTAAACGACATTGTTATGAAAGCGAGTACGCAAACAATTACAGGGATTAAAACGTTTATAAATTTTAAAGCCACTGGTAGCCCCACGATTAACGGTGAAGCAGCCGTTGGTTTTCACGGGGTTAACAGTCCAACAGTTGTAGCCGTCACAATGCGGTCTAATCTAACAAGTGGATGGCAAACGATTGTTGTAGATGCAAATGCAAAATATTGCCAAGTCGTTGCAGATATTAAGAGTAACTACAATAGTGCAAGTGGTGCGGAAGAAGGCGTTATTTATGCCCGAAAAAAAGGCTTAACTGGCAACGCTGCTGATAAATGGGTTGTATGTCGATCAAGTGGTGGTGATGCCTCAAGACCCAATTCATCGACTGGCAGCGGAATGGTTGAGTGTGATGGCAGTGGACAAATTGAAGTATACGGTTTTGCAAACAACCAATTTATTCCGCAGCATAATCAAATTAAAGTAAATATGTGGTTTGAGTAAAAATCAATTTAAATAAGAGGAGAAAATGAAATGCCAACAACTTTAGTTGATAATGACGATGGCACAGTAAGTGCGCTAAAAAATGCAGGTACTGCGGGCACACCTTTGCTTCCAGTTTCAGTTGTTGATACTGGAATAGGTCCTGGTGATGACGACGCAGCGAATGTTAAAGTATTAGAGAATGGTCGATTTCAAAGCATCACATTAGTTACAGGCGCAAATATTTTGGGTGCAGCTGGAAAAGCTGGTGATTACATCGAAGAAATTCATCTATATGGAGGAGTGCTCGTTTCCGCCGCTCCTGCATCTGCAGGTACGTTATCAATACGCAATCAGGCGGCAATAACTATTAGAGAGTTTGATTTGCAAACGGTGAATACAGATCTCGGTCCTGTAGTTATTATTCCAGTTCATTTAGTCACAACTGATAGATGGGACATATTCTTGCAAAGCAATGTTTTAGCTTCTGTTTCCAGAGCTTACGCAACTGGTCGTTTTTCTGACGTTTAGAGACTAATTATGGATTTCTTTTGTATAGACCCCACTAATGGGAATGACAATACTGGTGCGCCAAATGCAGTTCAGGCTATTGCAGAAACTACCCCATATAAAACGCCAGAAGCAGTAGAGGCTGCTGTGCCTGTTGGCGGAGATTCTATATTATGGAAAGCCAAGATTTTATCTCGTGGCTTGTATACACTTACAATAAGTGGTTCTGCAAACAACCCTATTACATTTGGCTCTTACGGTTCTGATTTTGGCGGCATAGATGCAAATGGAGATGCAGATGCAATCCTGACAAATAGTCAAGAATGGCTAACTTTTGACGGCTTAGAAAAAACAGGGGGTGCGGGTACTGGTTCAGACTGTATGTATATCACAGCTGCAACTAAAGCTACAGAAGTAAATATCGTCATTAAAAATGGAATTACACATGACCCTGAAGCCGATAATAATGCGGGCAGTGGCACAGGTTTAGATATAAGGGCTTCAAAAGTTGAAGTGCATGATGAAGAAATATACAATTGTCCTGATGATGGTATGTATATCGAAGGCAATGACGTTGAAGTGCATCATATGTACGTCCATGATATTGACCAGCATGCAGGTGAAAAGGGTGGCGACTGTTGCAAATTCAGTTCTACTGAACCCTGTACAAACGGACATGCCCATCACAGCATATTCGACTCTTCGTCAAACAATCGCAAACAATGTATTATCATGGCCGGCACTGGAACTGGAATTATTGCGGAGCATAACTGGTGTAAAGGCGGTGAGATATGTATAAACCAAAAAGGCACAAACGCCAGTGGGAATATTTCACGTAGAAATTTAAGCAGCCCTTCTTCAAGTGGTATGCGAAATGGCGT